GAATGTGTACAAAAAGTAAATTTAGAACTGGGTCTTAATAGAGACTTAGATATAGATGTGGAATACGGAAATAATTATTCTGAAATCCACTAGTTTGACCTGCTGTATTAATAATGATACAGTTCCAAAATACAACTAAAGGAAAATATTATGGCTATTAAACGAACTGGTGAAGTAAGCAAAAAGAACGATCTTGAACCAATCCCTAATTTAGACGCTGGTGAACATGAAGGTAGGTTGCGTTACGTTGCTGACTTGGGTTTACACACTAATGAGTACAAAGGTGAGGTTAAGCCTAACGTGCAAAAACTTGCTTTAGGCATTGAAATTGTTGGTGAAACAATAGAGATTGATGGAGAGACTAAACCACGATTGTTGTGGACTAGTGCTTTTAATATCTTTTACCAAATGACTGAGAAAGGCAAAGAATTACAGTTCTATAAAGTCTTTGATACTTCAGCAACAGAAGGTGTAATAGCTGACTGGGATGCAGTAATAAACGAACCTTGTAATGTGACAGTAGTACACGTTAAAGGTAAAGGTGAAAACTCTGATAGGACTTATGATAACATTGCTTCTGTATCGCCTATCCCTAGTAAGTACAAAGCAGCTGTAGCAGAAGGTTTAATTACTGACGGTTGTACAGGTGATGTTCAAAATGGAAACAACCCTGCACAAGCAGCTACATTTGGTTTACCGGCATGGTTTATTGCAAATCAAATAAATTTTAAAGTTATGGAAGAAGCCCCGGTTGAACCTGAAAGAGAAGAAATTTTTGATGATGCTGTACCATTCTAGTGCATGCTTTAATTGATGGAGACATACCAAAGTATGCTATAGCTTTTGCTTGCCAACGTGATGTTTACACTGACGGCAAGCAAGAGTTTTTTGTTCGTAAGTCTCTTGCTGGTATGGAAGTTGTTGCATTAGAAACTGAAGAAACACAACACTACCCTGAGTTAAGATCCAAGAAAGCTGTACTAGAAGAAACAGGATTAACTCACTCAAGGGTTGATGTTGACCCAATAGCTAATTGCTTACATTCAGTCAAAGTAATGATTGACGGTATAGTTAAAGCCTCCGGTGCTACTAGCTATTCTGTGTACCTTACTAAAGGTGAGTGTTTTCGTTTTAAACTATCACCTATCTATAAAGCCAACCGAGCAGATGTCCCTAAACCAGTACTAATACCTGAAATTCAAAAGTATTTAATTAGTAAATACAATGCTCAACTTTGTACTGATATAGAGGCTGATGATGCTTTAGGTATTGCACAGTGCCAAGACCCAAGAAAAACTATTATTTGCACCATAGATAAAGATTTAGATATGATCCCCGGAAGCCATTACAATTGGAATAAAGAATCCGTGTATCAAGTTTTACCTGACCAAGGGCTAAGATTCTTTTGGCAACAAGTTCTTACTGGGGATTCAGTTGATAATATTATTGGCCTTAAAGGAATTGGAAACAAAACTGCTTTAAAGTTATTAGCTGATGTACCAACTAAAGATTGCAAAGAGTTCTGTTTGAATGAATACCTTAAAAGAGACAGAACCGAAACAGATTTTATTTTAAATTGTAAGTTGTTGTGGATATTAAGAAAGCCATTGAGTGAAACTTATGCGCCTGAAGCCTAAAGAAGTACGAGGCTATCGAAAAAAGTTATTATTAGAACAAGGTGGAAAGTGCGTTCTTTGCACTAAAAAAATTTACAAAGGTCAGGATGCACTTGACCACTGCCATGATTCAGGAAGAGTTAGAGCTGTGCTGCACAGGAACTGTAACTCAATTGAAGGTAGGATTAAGCACTGGGCCAAAAGGTCAGGATCTAACCCAGTGTTCTTTCTAAGAGCTGTTATAAACCACTGGGGTGGAGACTACGACCACCTTCCTTTTCATCCTAATCACAGAACTGATACCGAGAAGCAAATCCGTAAACTCAAGCGAAGCATGGGTAGGCTTAAAACTGAACGTGCTAAACAACGATACACAGATAAAATAAAGCTGTTAAAGGAGTTATTATGAAAATATGTGTAATCCCAGATACTCAGGTTAAGCCTGATGTACCATTAGATCACTTGCTGTATGCAGGTAGGTACATAGCATCTAAGAAACCAGATGTAGTTGTAATGATAGGTGATTGGTGGGATATGGAGTCACTTTGTTCATACGACAAGGGTAAAAAATCTTTTGAAGGTAGGAGATACAAAAAGGACATTGAGTCCGGTAATTTAGCAATGGATTTGTTTCTTCAACCTATTAAAACTGAGTGCAACAGGCTAAAGGTTAACAAGAAAAAACAATGGAAACCTAGGCTTGTGTTTACAATAGGCAACCATGAGCAAAGGATAGAACGAGCCATAGAGTATGATGCTATCCTAGAAGATACTATTGGTTATCAGGATTTAAACCTTAGTGATTGGGAAGTAGCTGACTTCTTACAACCTGTCATAATAGAAGGAATTGCATTTGCTCACTACTTTACTACTGGTATTATGGGCAGGGCGGTTACTAGTGCTAGGGCTATGCTCACTAAAAAGATGATGTCCTGTGTGATGGGTCATGTACAAGATAGAGATATAGCTTATGGTAAACGAGCAGATAATGTTCGATTGACAGGGTTGATGGCAGGTATGTTTAACCAACATGATGAAGCCTATTTAGGCAATCAAGGTAACGACAGTTGGAAAGGTATCTGGATGTTAAATGAGGTAGAGAATGGTAGCTTTGATGAGTTACCTGTGTCACTAAACTATTTAAAGAATAAATACGGAGATTAATATGGATAAAATTATTAAAGGTGTTAGTGACTTTCAATGGGGTGGAGACCACTATAAAAATAAACCTATTCAGATATGGGATTTTATATCGGCTAACAAACTAGATTACTTTCAAGGTAATGTAGTTAAATATGTATCCCGGTACAAAGATAAGAATGGATTAGAAGATTTAAAGAAAGCTAGACATTACATAGATAAAATTATTGAAAACGATTATACAAGGACTGTGCCATGCCAATCACAAAAAGAAATTGGTCGAGAGTAAAAAATCAAAAATCGTTTAACAAAAACTTTGACAGAATATTTGGAGTAAAAGATGAATCAGTACCAACAGTACATAGCGCTCAGCAGGTATGCCCGGTGGATACCAGAACTAAACAGAAGAGAGACTTGGGAAGAGACTGTAGATCGTTACATGATTAATGTTGTCTCTGATAAAGTGGGTGGTAAGCTATACAACAAATTAAAAAAGAACATTCTTAATTTAAATTTAGTCCCTAGCATGAGGGCCATAATGACTGCTGGCCCTGCAATGGAACGTGATAATACCTGTGCTTACAACTGTAGCTATTTAGAAGTAGATGACCCCAAAGCCTTTGACGAGGCTATGTTTATATTATTATGTGGAACTGGTGTAGGTTTCAGTGTAGAGCGTCAATACATTAGTAAGCTTCCTGACGTACCAGACGAATTATTCCAGAGCGACACCACTATAGTAGTTAGTGATAGCAAAGAAGGTTGGGCTAAATCTCTTAGACAGCTAATCTCGTTGTTATATGCAGGTGAGATACCTAAATGGGACACACACAAAGTACGACCTGCTGGTGCTAAGTTAAAAACTTTTGGCGGTAGGGCATCAGGCCCAGCCCCATTAGAAAGTTTATTTCAATTTACTTGTGAGACATTCCAAGCAGCTAAAGGTATGAAACTATCTAGCATCCAGTGTCATGATTTAATGTGTAAAATTGGTGAGGTGGTGGTAGTTGGTGGTGTTCGTAGGTCAGCTATGATTTCTTTATCTAACTTATCTGATGATCGTATGCGTCATGCCAAATCAGGTAATTGGTTTGATGTAAACCCACAACGAGGATTAGCTAATAATTCAGTGTCGTATACAGAAAAACCGGATATGGAAACATTCCTTCGTGAATGGACTGCTCTTGTAGAGTCTAAATCTGGTGAAAGGGGTATCTTCTCTCGTGTTGCATCTAAGAAGCAAGCAGCTAAAAATGGCAGACGAGATACTAACTATGACTTTGGTACAAATCCTTGCAGCGAAATAATTTTGAGAGGGTCAAAACTAGATAGTAAAGGAAACAGTATTACTGGAACAGGTGGTCAGTTTTGTAATTTAACTGAAGTAGTAGCTAGATACGATGACACTTTTGAGACATTAGAAGAAAAAGTACACTTAGCTACAATACTGGGAACTATACAAGCTACTTACACTAAGTTCCCTTATTTAAGAAAGATATGGAAAAAGAACACAGAAGAAGAACGCTTGTTAGGTGTGTCAATGACAGGCATCATGGACAACAAACTTATCTCTACTTCTAAAGGTGCTGGTGAGTTGTTAGAGAGGTTAAAGAATGTTGCTATTAAAACAAATGAAGTCTATGCAAAGAAGTTCGAGATACCTGTATCTGCTGCTATTACTTGTGTTAAGCCCTCTGGTACTGTTAGCCAGCTTGTTGATAGTGCTAGTGGTATACATACTAGGCA